TCTGGTTGAAGATTGCACCAAATTATGTCGAAGTGGCGGGATTCGAACCCGCGGCCTTTTGGTCCCGAAGCGCCTTAAAATTCAGGCATTTTCCATTCCGACGAAAAAGCAAAATCAGCAAACATTTTTCTCGTTTGAAGGCGATTGCATACAACCACTTGCAGGCTTTTGCAACTCGTTTTCCCCCAAGCGCAAGGGCATTTTACCAGAACTTCTGCACTGTGTCAATACTTTTTCTGTAATTCCTGTAATTTGTGAAATTTGGTTTGTCTCTTCTTATTTAACGCCTTGCATTGATGCCTTACGGAAAAATTCACTTCCTGTTAGAAATTCTTCTTCTGTAATGTCACACAACCCCACCCCCTATTGCTTGAACCACCCACGCTGGAAAGGCTTGAACCCTCGCCGGTGTCCAGTTCCCTTCCAAAAACTTTTTCACATAGGGGGGATGCTCAAAAACAAGAACCATTTCGGCAAAAGTTTCCGCACTTTTAGAACAAAACACAGCGAAAAAAATGCTTTCCCATTTCCCGTGTTACCCGCACCCTGTTCTCCTCGCCTTTTTCAACTGCGTTGGCACGAAAAAAAGCGGCAGCGCCGCCAGATGCGATGGTGCTGCCGCCTGCACTGATGCGCTTACTGCACGGCGTCCTTGTCCGTCCAAGGTTTGGTGTAGCTCTGCGCCCGCTCGCTGTCGCTCACGCCCTCGGTCGTCGGGTCAACGACAACGCCCAAGATTGTCAGCAGCGCGAACGCTGCCTCAACCACTGCCAGCAGCTTCGTGCTGACGTCCGTCGTGTCCAGCTCAAAGCCGAACAGCCCTGCAATCGCTTTGAGTGCCAGCAGCAGCGCCGGAATAAACGCCACCCAGAAGGCTTTGTTTTTCACTCGCGCAAGCCAGTTGATTTTCATTTTCTTTCACTCCTTTGCATTATCGTTGCAATTCTTGTCACGGGTCTACGCTTCGCCCATCCGGCGGATGCGAAGGCGGCGCAGCAATCTGATCCAGCCGATGGTGCGCAGACTTAACGCTGCCCTCGACCCGCGCCAGCCGCTCTGCGTAGCCGTCCAGCCTCTCGCGCATGGCGCGCTGTTCCACGCGGATGTCGTCCACGCCGCCTGCAATGCTGTCCAGCTTCGCCATGGTCTGCGCCTGGTTCGCTGCATCGCCGCGCGTGTCCTTGCGTGCAGAAAGCAGCAGCGTAACGAATGCCACAAGAAATCCGCCCAGCGCCACAAGAAGTTCTGTTTTCATCGGGTTCACCCCTTTCTATGGTTAGACCGTCAAGCGGCCGTGCCATCGTTATCAGCCAATGCCGTCGCCGTCCTGCATCTCCTCGGTGCAAACGGCATCCTGATAGCATTCCAGCAGATAGGTGGCCGTCGCTGCATCCAGCCTGGAAATGCACACCGTGTAGGTTTTCCCGCTGACGATCTGCACAGCTGCTGCCAGCGCCGCCCACGTTTTCGCGCCTACAATGCCATCAACCGCCAGCCCGTGCTGGCGCTGGAAGGATTTCACGGCGGTCTGTGTTGCCGCGCCGAAAATGCCATCAGCTTCCAGCGTACTGCCTAGTGCATTAAGCCATTCTTGCAGGTGCACCACCTGTTCGCCCTTGTCGCCGCGCCGCAGCGTTTTCCGCGCTGCGGCTTTCTCCGTCTGCGCAGCGCCACGCTGATCGGTGTCGCTGGCGGCAATCTGCCCGCAGTCGATTTCCCGGAAATATCCGACATGCGTCCACCCGTTTCGCAGCGTCGAACCGGCTACGCGCCCCATGGATGCCGACGAATGCACTACGTTGCAAACGCGCTTTTTTCCGTTCTTGTCCACGTCCTCCAGCGCATTTTCGCCTGCGTACAGTCCGACGTGCGAAAAGTTGCCCAACCCATCGGCGTGATACTTCTGCGGATAACTGCCGCCGTCCTCCTGAATGAACAGCGCCGCACCAACACGCAATCCTTCCTTCTGCGCCTGACTAAGCGGCACAAGATGCTCCACTGCCCGTGCCATGGCGTTGCTGCCGGTGTAACTCATTTTCCCGCCGCAGGCGCGCACAGCAGCTTCCACCATAGCTTGACAGTCCATTTCGCTGTACTTGCGCCCGATGAATTGCAGTGCCTGTGCCACAACCTGCTCGCCGCTTGGCTTGTTACTCATTGCTCTGCACCTCCTGCCGCGTCAGCGTCACCGTGCCGTCCTCTTCCTGCGTCAGTCCCCAACCAAGTAGGCCAGCCGTGTTGGTGGCTGCTTGGGTCGCGGCAGTCTGCGCCGTGTTGGCTGCCGTTGCTGCCGTAGACGCAGCATCCGCTGCCTTCTGCGCAGCATCCTGCGCTTTCTGCACTGCGTCCATGATGGTCTGCACCCAGCTGGGCGGCGTCGGCTCTGCGGGCGTTCCGTTGCCTTCCAACGAAGGCTCGATGCAAGTGCGGAACACGGCGGACTTCTTGACTTTGCCATCCACCAGCCCGCGCACTTCTGCGCGTCCCCAACCTGCCTTCGCCGTGTCGTCCTCGGTCACGCGCCAGCTGATAAGCCCGCCCTGCACGGTCACGTTCGGCAGATAGACAACGCTTTCCGTCGGCCGCAGTGCCGCCACCAGCAGCGTGCAGCCAGGCAGCTGCTCCAGCCACGCACTGGCGTCAATCTGCACCAGTGTCACCAGCGCTTCGCCCTGCCGACCAAGCTGCACTTCGTCCAGCTTGTCCACCGGCAACGCACTGCTCGTTTCCGCCGTTGCTTCTGCCGCCAATGCGATGGGCGTTTCTTCTGATGCCGTCTGGACTTCGGCTTCGCTCGCCGCTGCGGGCATTGCTTCCTCTGGCATTTCTGCCGCCATCGTCTGCACCTCCGTGGTTTCCTTCACGGTTTTGGTAGTCTTGCGCTTGCTCATGTTTCTGCCTCCTCAATAATCGCCGCCGCCAACGCTCTGGATGAAGGTCTGCATATGCAGGCTTGCCTCGATGCGCGTCAGCCGATCGGGTTTCAACTGAATTTCGTGCCAAGTGCCGCGGGTGATTTTCCCGTCGTCATCTTTGGCAAGATAGGGTGTCAAGTCGATTTCACCCTTTTTGCTCATTTCCTCCGGCACTTCGTTCCCGTCCACCAGAATAGTGACGCTTCGCGCCGTCGTACCCTCATAAATGCCATAGGTGATTTTATGCGTATGATCGGCAAGTGTCAGGTCGTGCGTGTGCGCCGGAATGGTGACGCGGTGGCTGTGCCCCGGAATTTTTACGTTGTGCCCATGCGCTGGAATATCAATGGTGAAGCCGGGAATGTTAATGGAGAAAACAACGCGGTGCGCATGGCGGAACAAATGCGTGTGCGCCGGAATCGTGTGGCTGTGACCGCCAGCCGCAAGCGTGTTCGGTGCCGCTGCACCTGAACGCTGGCAGCCGCCTGTGGCCTGGTCGCCGCTGGAATCGGTGGTCAGTGCAGCGCCGCCTGTGCTGCTGGACGATGCGCCGCCTGTGCTGACGGTGCTGCCCGCCGCATTCATCACCGGCGTTGCATAGCCGGTGTAATTGGGCGATGCTGAGCCGGTCTGACCTGCGTTCGTTTCGGCGTGCTTGTGGCTCGCCATGTCGTGCCGGTGCTGCGGAATGACGTGGCTGTGGTCGCCCATCTTGTGCGTGTGGCTCATGGTGTGGCTGTGCTCCGCAATGCTATGCGTGTGTCCCGTCAGCTTGTGCGTGTGCCCCATCTGATGCGTGTGGTCTTCTGCTTCGCTTGTGGTCAGCCCGCCCGTGTTTGCCGCCGTAGCATAGCCAGCACCGTCAATGTTGGAAAAGTCGCCGACCGCCGTTGCTGAACCGCCGCCATCAGAAGACAGGACGCGCATGGGTTCTGAAATTGTCGTCGCACCGCCCGCCTCGCTGGTGTAGGTCACATCCTCGCTGCTTGCGCTGGTGGTCGCGCCGCCTCCGCCGCTTGACGTTGTGGTGACTTTGCCGCCGCCAGCCGCCGCGCCTGTTTCGTAGGCGCGGAACGCGGATGCCTGCCAGCTTAGCAGCATTTGATTGATGCGCACCAGATTGCCCGGCACATAGACCTTCATGCAGGCCGGATGCTCCGCATCTGCGTTGTCCGCGAAAGACTGCGCCACCAGATTCGTTGCGCCTTGGCTGTACAGCTCGCCGATACCTACCCGATCCGCCAAGGTGTTGATGCTGTCCGCCGTGTCGCGGACGGCGTTGGCAATCGTGATTTCAATTTGCCCCGGATCGCCCAGCGTGTTCCCCTTGCTGATGGATACAATGCGGCTGCGCAGTTGCACCCCATGTTCTGCGTCCATCACATCCACCAGCTTGCCGGGCATATACTTGTCCCACGCCATGCCTGTCAGCCTGAAAAGGTCTACTGCGCTGGCCTTGTAGGTGACATAAGGGTTCTTGTAGCCCTCCAGCACCATCTGCGCCCGCGCTTTCAGCTGAGCCGGGTCTTCCAGCCGCGTGTCCGTGAATACGCTGCTTTTGATGCCCCAGACGCTGGCAGTGTCGGCATCCAAATAGGGAACCCCGCCGTTTACGTCGCGGATGGTCAGCTGGTTGACGCCCTCGCCGTATCCAAGCGCATACAGCCGCGTTACCAGTGCGCTGGCGTCCATCGTCTTTTCGATGCTTTTCAGCTGCCGTTCGTAGTAGATGCCGCATCCGGCTTCTTGGTCGGCGCGCCGCAGGTTTACCGTCCAAGGCGCGTCCGGCGTTCCATTGCCCTCGCTGGTGTCAAAGTCCCATGTGTATTCCTCGGTCAGTACGCTTCCCAGCGAAAGCAGCGCCGTCAAAAGCGACGTGTTTTCCCACTTGTAGGCAAACTGTCCGTCAAAGTCGCACGCGCCCAGCTTCCAGCGCTTCACGGTCTGCCGTGCCAGAATGTACTCCATGACCGCACGGGTGTGGATGTCATTGCCGCCGATTTCGTGATAGCCGAAGAGAATATCATCCAGCAGCGTCGCCATCACATGCTCCACGTTGTAGGTGATAGTGCCTGCTTGCGCGGTCATTTCCCCGCTGGGAATGCCAATGATGCGGTAGACGCCCAAGTCGCGGCTGCCATCCGGCAGTCGGACGCGATTGTGCGCCTGACAGAAAGCGTTTTTGGGATCGTCGGTCGGCAGCGCGAAGGAACCCGTCCAGAGGTCGTTGTGCTTCAGTTCGTAGCCGATGCCGTCCGCATTGTCCAGCACACCCAGCATCTTCCCGTTCTGGTCATAGATTTCTACCTGCTCAACCGTCACCATCGCCCCCTTGCCGCAGTAACGATGCTTGCGCTACGTCCGCTGCTGCCTGCCCATGTCAGGCGCATTTGCAGGGTATTGTTGCCGTTTCGCAGCTTGATGGCGCGAAAGGCGCTGGCGAACGGCAGTGCATTGTCGCCCGTGGAAAATGTCGCGCCAAGGGGCGGTTCAAAGTCCAGCGTTACGCTCTGCCCCTGCGCAAGATGCAACCCGGAAAGCTGCACACCATCACCCACGCTGATGCCCGTGATGGCGGTGCTGCCGGTGTTCGTTACAGTCAGCCGAAGCGGTGCAGGTTGCCCGGTGGCAAGGTTGATTCCCAGTATTGTGCTTTCGCTGCTCACTCCCGCAACTGCCTGCGTGGTTTCTTCCACCGCATATGCCCATGGCTGGCAAAGAAACTTGACCTTCAGCTGCCCGGCGAACCAGTCCTTTGCTGTCCATGTCTGCCGTCCATCAAGCTGCGCCCAGTAGTAGCGGCTCGGCTCATAGTCCATAGCCAGCTTGCAGCGCCCGGCAGACAGCCACGCCGCAAGTGTGCGAAGCCGTGTCTGTGCCTCCTGTTCGCTTGCTGGCTCCTGCATCATGGTCAGTACGCCGGAATAGTTGAAGCACCGCCGCGTTTCGCCCGGCAAAAGCACCGTGCCGCTGCGCCCTGCAATTTCGTATTCACTGCGCAGCGTTTCCGGCACGATTACTCGCCCGTCGTCTTCGTTCCACATGCAGCCGAAGTCCCTGCAATGCTTGCCGTTGAACGAAAACCCGCTTTCTGCAATCAGCATTGCCGCTTCCTCCTTTCGCCGAAAATCATGCCAGCACCATCCGGCTGGCGCGTCCCTTCACGCTTTTGCCCGTGCGCTGCCACGTCGCTTGGCTCACGTCCGGCTCAATGGTCTGCCCGACGCGCTTGCCGTCCATCTCGATGACGGCACTGCCTACGCCCGCCTGCTGCATCGCCTGCACCAGCGCGGCCGCCATGCCGTCCCAGTTCTGCATTGTGCCGGTTGTACCGCTGCCAGCGCCTTGCGCCGTACTCTGCACCGCAGCGCTGGAAAGCTCCGACGCAGCCGCCTGCACCTGCCGAATGCCGCCCGTAATGCCCTCCGCAAAGCCTTCATCATAGAATCGCCCAATCTGCTCCATCAGCTTGCTGGGGCTGTGGATGTCCAGCTGCTGCTTTGCAGCGTTGTAGGCCGCCTGTGCAGCTTGACGCGCCGCACGGGTAATGGCGTTTTCTCCGTTCAGGATGCCGCGCGCCACACCCTGCGCAATGGCTTGTCCGATTTCCGTAAAGCGACTTGACCCGGCTAACGCCTGCAAGGTGCTCTGCGCTGCGCTTGCCAGCGTTCTGGCGGCGCTAGTGACGCCGCTGCTCTGGTTGCTTATTCCCTGCGCGATGCTGCGCGCAAAGCTGCTGCCGATCTGCCGCCCATTGCCTTCGTTCAGTATCCTGCCGGTTGCCTGAAACGCCTGACTTCCAGATGTGCGCGCCCGACTTACCAACGTGCTCTGCTGTGCGGCTATTCCAGCGCTCATGCCATCCATCCAGTCAGCGCCAAGCTCCTTGCCAGCGCTCTCAGACAGGATGACGGCCGCTGCATCCTCCGCCGCAGTCGCTGCGGCTTCTACGGCAGCGTTCACCGTGTCGCTGGAACCCGTAATGCCGCCAGCCACCTCCGTCACAGCTGCCGTGTAGGCGGCATTGGCTACCGTTGTGATGGCGGTAGTGATTTCCGTCGTGTTCGCGCCGCCCGTGGTGATGCCGTCCGCAATGGCCTTGCAGATAGCCTTGCCCAGCGATTCAAACTGCTTGGCGCTCTCTGGCCCAAGCCCGAAAAAACCCGTTCCGCTCACGCCGAAGGCTGTATTCAGTGCATTCGTCAGCGTCGTCATGATGGTGCTTGCAACGCTGTCGAAAGCGCCATCTGCACCGCTGCTTAACCCGTCGGCAATGCCCTGCGTCAGCGCCTCGCCCATGGCCTTGGTGACGACTTCGCCGCCATCTGTGCCAAAGGCCGCGTTCAACGTGTCCAGCGCGGCATCCGCGACGGCTTGTGCCGCTTCTTCCACTGTGGGCGTGCTGCTTTGCAAGCCTGTGCTTACATCGTCGCCGACGCTCTTGCCAGCCTGCTCCGCCTTGCTTTCGTCGTCAAGCCCCAGCAGCTGCATCAGCCAGCTGTGAACGCTGTCAATCGACCCGCCAACGGTTTCGTTGATGTTCTGCCCCAGCTTGATGCCATTGTTGATGCCGCCGGAAATGACACCGCCCAAGCCTTCCCAGCCAATGCCGCGAATTGTTTCAGCGGCAGCAGTAAATCCGCCGGAAATGAACGCGCCGGTGCTGTCGATGATGCCGTTGAACGCAGTGGCAATGTTTTCACCAATGCCCGCCCAGTTGATGTTCTCAATGGTGCTTTGCGCAGCAGTGAACCCGCCGGAAATGAACGCACCGGTGCTGTCGATGATGCCATTGAACGCAGCAGCAATGTTCTCACCGATACCTGCCCAGTTGATGCCCTCGATGGCAGTCTGTGCAGCGGTGAAACCGCCGGAAATGAACGCGCCGGTGCTGTCAATAATTCCATTGAACGCAGTGGCAATGTTCTCGCCAATGCCCGTCCAGTTGATGTTCTCGATGGCAGTCTGTGCAGCGGTGAACCCGCCGGAAATGAACGCGCCGGTGCTGTCGATGATGCCGTTGAACGCAGTGGCAATGTTTTCACCAATGCCCGCCCAGTTGATGTTCTCAATGGTGCTTTGCGCAGCAGTGAACCCGCCGGAAATGAACGCACCGGTGCTGTCAATAATGCCATTGAACGCGGTGGCAATGTTCTCGCCAATACCTGTCCAGTTGATGTTCTCGATGGCAGTCTGTGCAGCGGTGAAGCCGCCGGAAATGAACGCGCCGGTGCTGTCGATGATGCCATTGAACGCGGTGGCAATGTTCTCGCCAATGCCCGCCCAGTTGATGTTCTCAATTGCTTCCTTGGCAGCGGTAAAGCCGCCGGACAGAAAAGCCCCTTCGACGTCCACCAGACCATTGAAGGCGTCCGCAATGCCTTGCCCAAGTTCAGACCAGTTGATTTTCTCAATGGCTTCCTTTGCCGCGCTGAATCCGCCGGAAAGGAACGTTCCCGCGGTGTCCAGCCCAACTTGCAGCGTGCCCAGAATGGTGTTGCCCACATCCGGCCAGCTGATTTGCTCGATGGCGCTCTTGCCGCGCTCAAACAACCCGGACAAGAAGTTGCCCGCCGTATCCAGCGCGCCGGTAACGCCCGCAAGAATCGTGCTGCCGATGCTGCCCCAGTCGATTGCCTCCGCGCCGTCTTTTCCGCTGCCGAAAAGCCCGGACAGCCACGCGCCAATGTCGCCAATTCCGCTTATGATGGCAGCACCTACGTCGCCCCAGCTCAATCCTGTGACAGCTTGCAGACCATCGGAAAACAGCTTGCCCAAGCTGTCGCTCAGCGCTTTCAAGCCATCCAGCAGCGCCGTCAGCACTTCGCCCCCCAGCTTGCCCCAGTCAACGTTCGTCAGCCCATCCCAAATTGCGCCGACGATTTCCGGCAGCTTGGCAAGCAGCTTCGGAATGCCGGAAAGCAGTCCCGATGCCAGCGAAGCCACCAGCTGAATACCCGCAGGTATCAGCTCCGGCAGCGCGCCGATGATGCCATCCAGCAGTCCGTCCACCAGCTGCACCGCAGCTTCTGCAAGGTCGCTGCCGCTTTCCGCAAGGAAGCCAGCCAGCGACGTCACCAGCGAAGTTGCCAACTCGGCGATGGGCTGCACGTTTGCTTTGATGGCGTCTACAAGGCTTTTCAGCAACCCCATGGCAGCAGGCAGCAGCTTCGTCAGCAGCCCCGGCAGCTTGCCCGCCAGCGCGCTCACCACCCGCGTCACCGCCTCGGACACGATGGGCAGCGCGCCCTCAATCAGCCCCACCACATCCGTCAGTGTGCTGTCAACCACGCGCAGAAAGCCGTCCAGTATGCCCGGCAGCTCCTCCGGCGTTACGCCGTCCTGCAATGCGCGGGAAACATCCGCCATGGCCGTCGTCGCAGCATCCACCAGCGGCTGGAACGCGGGAATCAGCGTCAGCCCGATGGCGTTTTTCAGCCCCTCGCTGCTCTGCTTTACGCGCTGCATACTGTCATCAAAAGAACCCATGGCCGCCAGCGCTTCGTCGCTGAAAACAACGCCCATTTGCGCTGCTTCTGCGCTCATGCCCTTGAAGGCTGCGCTTCCTGCTTCAATGAGTGGATTCAGTTCGCGCGCACTATCCCCGAACAAGGACATCGCCAGCGCATCACGCTCCGCACTGGCTTCCATGTTGTGCAGCGCATCAATCGCGTCCCAGAACACGTCCTCTGTTCCGCGCATATTTCCATCAAAATCCTTGATAGATACGCCTAATTGGACAAAGTTTTTGTATGCCGAACCGCTACTGTCAGCAAAGCCTTCTGCCATGTGTTTAGACAAATCCTTCATGCTGTCGCTGACTCGCTCGACGGACGTATCAACGAAATTGCTGGCGTAGCTCCATTCTTGCAAGCTCTTCGCGCTGATGCCCGTCTGTGTGGATAGCGTCAGAAGGTCGTCCGCATAAGTGCCTGCCCCCTGCGCCATGTCGAAAGCAGCCTTTACACCCGCCGCCGCAGCAGCTGCCATCGCACCCATGGCGGCAGCAGCGGCCTTGCAGCCGGCAGCCAGCGCTTTTTCCGCGACTTCGCCTGCCTTGCCCATGGCTTCTTTCAGCTTGGAGTTTTCCCCTTCGGCGGTTTTGGCCTGCTTGCCCTCATCCTGTACCGCTTTTCCAGCGTCCTGAACGCCTTGGGTCATCTCTGCCCCGGCGTTTCCGGCTTCCTCCATGGCGGCGTTCGTCTTGTCGATTTCCGCCCCGGTCAGGTTCATTTGCTTGGTGGCACGGTTCAGGGCGATTTGCAAAGCATCCGCCTGCTTGCTGTTTTCGCCGTACTCCTGCTTGGCTTTTGCCAGCTGCGCCGCAATCAGCTCCGTTTTCTGCTTCTGCGCGTCATAGACAGCTTGCAGACGCTGACTGCGGTCGCGCAGCGCCTCCATGCTGCTCTCTTGCCCCTTGAAGGCGCTTTGGCTGGCATCCATGGAGGAATTAAGCACTGCCAGACTTCGGTTGATGTCCGACAAAGCCGCCTTATATTCTTTGTCGCCCAGTATGCTGACCCGTGTCCCGATTCCCTCATCCGGCATGGTGTTCACCTCCCTGCGTGTTCTGCATCCTTCTGGGTGCATGGCGCACCCAGAAGGGAAAAGTTATGTGCTTCGCTCGATTCTTTCCAGCAGCTCCTGCCGTCTACGCTCCAAGTCGCCGGTTGCCGTAGTGATGCCGTGCAGCTGTAAAAGCTCCGCCTGCTGGCGAATGACTTCCTGCGCTGTGTCCAGCATCCGGCAAAGCTCCGTGATGATTTGCAGGTTACTCATCCCGCTGCCCTCGCATGGCACAGCCGAAGAAGTACCCAAGCAGAAACGTCAGCGGCAGCATCCACAGCAGATGCAGTGCACTCATGCCCCCGCCTCCATTTTTTCGTCCGTCGGCTCCACCGGCCAGCTGATGGCATAGGGAAATCCCTCCTGCTGGGGAATGTCCAGCAGTGCCCGGCGATACCGCGCCCATTCGCTGGATGCAATCACGCTTGCCAGCGTTTTCAGCCAGTCCAGCCAGTCCAGAAAGCTCTTGCTGTCCGGCGCAGCCATCTCCAGCCGGTAGATGCTCCCGTGCGCATCCACATGGGTCAGCAGCGTGTCTCGGATAGCCCGCGCAAGGCGCGCAGCTTCCTCAGTTTCGCCCGCATCGGCCGCCAGCTGATAAGCGTTCCGCAGCGTTTCCAGCAGCCCAGCGTCCTGCACTTCGGCGCGGTGCTTCATCCGCGCCATGGTCAGCGTTTCCGCTTCCTTCGCTTTTTGCATGTTGGTGCCTCCTCATTGAATAGTTCCGTGTAGTATGCGTCCAGCGCCGCAAGCGCCTGCCGTGTGTTGCCGCGCAAAAGATGCGCCTTGCAGCTCCTGTAATGTTCCCGCACTTGGTGTATGGTCAACTTGCCCGCGTCCAGCTTCATCCGCAGTTTGCGCAGCTTGCGCTTTTCCTGCCTGATTTTCTCCGGCAAAACCTTGCGCACCACCTTGCCGCGGTCTGTCAGGATAAGCCGCCAGCCCAGCAGCCGGATGCCCTGCCTCAGCGGATGGATCATCGTCTTTTTCGGATGCAGCGTCAGCCCGCGCTCTCCAAGATGCCCGCGCAGGGCGTCAAGGCAGTGCTGCAAGTGTTCGCGGCTCTCATGCACCAGAATGAAGTCATCCGCAAAGCGCACATAGGCGCGAATATGCAGCCGTTCCTTGATGAAGTGATCCATATCGTCCAGCACAGCCAGCTGTGCCAGTTGGCTGCATTGGCTTCCAAGTCCCGTGCCGCAGTCGCCGCCAAAGCTGTCGATGATGTCCATGCAACGCCGTGCAGCTTCTTTGTCCGCCACGCGCGCTGCAATCGCTGCTTTCGATACGCTGTGCGGCGTGGATTCAAAGAACTTGCGCAGGTCGCACCGCAGCACCCAGCCGTTCGCGTTAAAGCGCACCAGTGTCTGCCCCGTATTCGCCTGCGCTTGCGCCCGCTGCCGCCGCCAGTACCGTTCCAGATGACAGCTCATGCGATCCAGCGCATCGTCCACGCCGCGGCCTTCGATGCACGCGGCATTGTCTCGGATGAAGTGCCGCGTAATTTCCGGCGTCAGCACTTCATCGCACAGCGCTCGCTGAAATTGCCGGTCTTTGATGCGCGTGGCTACAATGTCGCGTTCTTTCGGCTCATGAATGGTAAAACGCTGGTAGGGGTCAATGCGGTAGGTTCCACGCAAAAGTGACTGCCGCAGCCGGTAGGTGTTCTTTAGCCCGTTCCATTCATAGCCGAAAACGCTGTCCTTCCATCGCACGTTTCGCGCACACTTGCGCAGTCCTGCGCGCAGCTTGCCGAAGCTGATGGCGCGTTCGTATTGCTTTCCCATGTCTTTCCTCGCCGCCGCGTTTAGGTCGTCCAGCCCCGCGGGCTGCGCCGTCGGTCGGCCTTCTGCTTTGCCGCAGCTGCTTGTTGTTCCGCTGCGGACGGGACTGCCGCTCCTTGTGTGTGAATGCACTGATTTCAACCTGCTTGCGCCAAGTTTGTTTTGTGCGCCGTTGGGGTTTACTTTGACACGCTCACTGGGCGGGAAGCCCAGGCCACACAATCCGCCGCCACCGAATTGCCGTTGTACGCGTTGTTGTTGTTCAACTCGCCGCCCGTGTTCACATTGCGGGCGTTGTTCGCGCTCCATGCGTTCGGCCCGCGCAGCCACCACCACACGGCTGCGCAAAGATACAGCGGCAGCCCCATACTGCCTTATTTCAAAAGATGCCCATGCGCCTGCGCGTCGCTTCGCTGCCATCCGGCAATCAACTTTTCAGCTTCCAGGCATAAGCCCGTCCAGCATTCAAGCCGCGTATTTTCCAGCGGCAGCACACCCGCCGCCAGTGCAATCAACCCCAGCAGGCAGTCCACCGCTCCCAGCGCCTGCTTCTGATGCCGCCTGCGCCGCTTGTAGTCATCCGCCGTCTCAACGCGGATTTTGTTGCCCTTGCGCACATGGCGATATACATTAAGCGCTTCGTGGACGATTTCTGACGTCAGCAGCCAGCGGTCGCGTTTCGGAAACTGTTTCTCATTCTTGCAGATGGTCAGCGTATAGCTTGCCAGTTCCAGCGCCGCACGCTGGGCCTTCATCTTGCTCTCCTGACGATCTGCGACGCGCACACTCATGGTGTTCATTTCTCGCGCCTATCGGCGCGGATGGTCGATTAGTAGATGACGCAAGCCGCCGCCACCGAAATGCCGCCGCACGCGTAGCCGTTGCCCAACTCGCCGCCCGTGTCCACATTGCGGGCGCCGCCCGCGCTCCATGCGTACGGCCCGCGCAGCCACCACCACACGGCTGCGCCGTTGCGCGTCTTGATACGGTCGGCATTGGTCGCGCCTTCATAGAAGGGGTACGTCACGCCCTCTGCAATGCCGTTTTCTTTGCCCAGACCGACTTCCGTGCTGGAAAGCAGGAACATGCAGTCACGGGTCGTTTCGCTGCCGCCGCCATCCGTCACCGTGTTCAGTGCGGTGATGTGGTCTGTTTCGCCCAGAATCGCCAGGAAATCCGCAGACAGACCCTTCAAGAAGCCTGCGCGGCTGGCGTAGGTCGGCGGGCGGTCGAACTCGGTCTGCGGTGTCCACCAGCTGCCAGCCGCCTTCTCGCTGTTCAGCCATGCGCGGATGCTGCTTTCCTTCCAGCGGTTGCTGCCGTAGCGTGCGCGCTGGATATGGTTCATGTGCGCCGTCGTGCCGTCTGCCGTCCCCAAGTCCGTTCCGTCCGTTCCTTCGCTCACGCTCACCGTCTCGATGGGTGTCGCCGCGCTCTGGCTGGCGTAGGTGCTCACCTTGGTAGCAAGCGCCTGCGCCTGATAGCCCCACGGGAAAAGGATAACGCCATCCTTCGGCACGTTTTGGGTCAGCGTGAACATGATGCTCTTGCCGCCGCCATAGCTTTCTTCGTAGCCGCTCGGCAGCGCAAAATGGTACGTTCCTGCCGCAAGCTCCTCCGGCGCATGATACAGCGCCTCCGTCGCGTCAAAGGGTGTACCTTCCAGCGCGTAGTGCATCCCCAGCGTCACGCTGTGCTCAAAGCGCCCGTGCGGGTCTCTGTCCACGTCGTGCGCCAGCACGTCCATCAGGATCGTGCCATAGCTTTCATGCGTAATGCTCACCGTACTGCCCACCGGGAAAGCCGATGCCCCCAGCCCGTGGCGAATCAGGCTCTGAAACTCCGCCCAGCTGGTCACACCTGCGTCTTGCCCCGCCAGATGGTCAGCAATCATCTCCAGCGCATTCGCCATGCGCTTCTGGGTTCCTTCGCTTGCAATGTTGACCCCATTGCTCATGCAAATCACTCCTTGTTTATCGTGGTATGCGTTGCAGCCGCTGCGGCGCTGCCGGGTGCTTTCCGGGCTTGCCTGTGCGCTGCTGGCTGCGCCTGCGTGTGCGCCACAATAGGCAGACTGCACGCGGACTGCATCGCCAAAAGTCAGCGCACGTCATGCCGCAGTCAAGCGCGCGGAACAGCAGCCAGTCCCACGGGAAAGCGCCCGCGTCAGCGCCGCTTGTCAAGGGGCGGCTTCTTCTCCCGCCTCTGCGCTGGGCAGCGCATCCGCGACGCCCTGCGCCAGCTTTGCCCGGACGCCGGGAATGCTTGTCAGCTTGAACGCCCGCGAAAATTCCGTCCAAGTCATGTCAGCGCCGCCAGCCACCAGCGCGCCGTAGAAAATGGCCATCAGCGCGCCCAGCTTGGCTGCGCTCAACTGCGCCGCAATGTCAGCAAAGTTCAGATTCCGCTTGTACTCCAATTCATACACATCCTCTGCCACGCGAAAGGTCGTGTTATCAAAGCGAATGGGGTACCTTTTCCCATCCAGTTCAATCACGTCCCGCGGTGCGTCAATGTCCTGCCCGCGCAGGGGCTGCTTTTCCTGCTCCATATGCTGCCCTCCTGATTAGTTCGATTCTTCGTAGACCTTCGCGAACCAGTTGCTTTCCACCGTGGGCGTGATGGTCTTGCTCGCCGTGTCCACCACCGCCGCCAGCGCTTCGTCCGCGCGGCGCACGAAAATGCCTTCGATGGTCGGGTGCTGATAGGTCGAACCGTCGTTTTCGGTCGCACCCGTGACGGTCGGCTCACTGAACGTGCCCTTGTACAGCCACCAAAGTTCCTTCGTGCCGTCATCCAGCGTCAGCGCAAAGGCAATGGCAACGTTGGGTGCAACCTGCCCCGACTTGATGATCTGCACGCCGTTCTTGTCCACGCTGCGCCCTATCAGCTTGTTATACATGGCAAAGGGCAGCTTGTCCGCGTTCAGGCTCACCGTATAAAGCGCAATGCGCTTTTCATTACGGGTCGGCGTATTGCTGGCGTAGACCTTGCCCTCCTTGTAGGTGGGCGTTACCGTGATGCCGATGGTCTTGGCGACCACATAGGGCACGCCATAGGCCGCTGGCGTGGTGGGCGTGTCCTCCGTGGTCATGTCTGCCGCATAAATATCCGTTACGCCGGTGAAGTAGCCTTCCTGATACATGCTTTATTCCTCCTGTCCGTCTTGTTTTGGCGGTTCTACCCAGCTGCATGTGCAGCTGATGTGGTGCCGTCTTGTTTCCTGCTCATAGTCATCCAGACCCCAGCTGGTAACTTTCACGCCGACGGCTTTCAGCAGCGCCAGCGCCTGAAAAAACAGCGCTCGATGCGTACCGTCTTCCAGCAGGGAATATACATGCAGCTGCACCAGATGCCGGATGCGCTGCGTCTGGTTGCTTGCACTTGCCAAATAGCTGCCGCTCACCTCGAAAAAGGTGCAGTAGGTGTCATCTTCGGCAGTGCCGGGCGGCTGACTGACGCTACAAGGCAGCGCAGCCAGTGTGCTGGTGAACCGCTGTTCGACCGTCATCCCTTTGCCGCCTCCTTCTGGAAAGCCGCCTGCATGGCTTGCGTCACTTCACTTTCGCTCTGCTCCATGGTCGGATTGAACCATGGGCGCGCCGCCATGTTGCTGCGGCCGTATTCCAGTATGTTGCCGATTTTGGCATAGCTCTCGCCCTGCGCGTTCTTGCCGTCCGGCGCGACCTTGCAATAGTAGCCGTTGCCCGCGTCGTACTTCACCGCACCGGCCTTGACCGATTCTGCCAGCCCGCCCGTGCGCTTGGGCGCGTTTTCTGCCAGCTTCTCTGCCAGCAGCTTTCCGCCTGCCTTCACAGCCGCCGTGCAAGCCCTTTCAACGTTTTTCGCGGTCTTGTCGATTTTTTGCATTTCTGCCGCAATGCCCACCGTCGTAAACGCTGCCATGCTATGCCCCCTCGCCTTGGGTCGCTTTGCATTTCAGGTGCAAAAAATCCCGCTTGTAACCCAGATGATTGATTTCCTCAATCTGATAGGCAATTCCGCCCGATACCACGCGCCAAGTCTTTTGGATGTCGTCGCGCCAGCGGATGCCGAAGGTCACGGTGTCCTGCGCGTTGTACGCCTGCGCCTGATAGAAGTCCCGGCCGCTCACGTCGGCTTTGCTCGCCATTACCGTGCATACATCCTGCCAGCTTGTCACCCTGCGCCCAGCGTCTGTTTTCTGGGTGCAGGGCTTTTGCAGCCGGATAGGGTGTTTTAGGTCGCCTGCTTTCATTTGCCGCTTCCTCCCGTGCGCCGCGGGCGCAGCTGATGCACGCTGTGGACGATGTAGGGCGGTATGTTTGCATCGTTTCCGCCCGCGCCGCGGTTGTCATACATCCACGCCGCAAGGTTTGCCGTCCAAAATTGCAGCAGCTCGTTGGTGTCGTCGGCGGGTACGCCCGCGCGCGCATACCACGCCACGGCGGACTTCCAGCAGTGTTCCAGTATGGTTGTGTCGCTGTCCGGGTCAAGCCCGGCAAAGCGCCGCACCATGTCCATGTCTGCCATGCCCGCCTCCTCTTACTTCACCGGAATGGACAGGCCTGCCGCTTTGTGCGCTTCCTGCGTCAGGTATTCAGCCAGCTTTTCGGCGACCTCGGCGCGGTTTTCATCCGTCAGTGCGCTGCTTTCCAGCACATCCACGCTCACCGTCCAGCCGCGCCCAGGGCGAATGCTACTGGCGGCGGTTACAACCGTTGTGCTGCGTCCGTCAGTCCCCTGAATCACAACGTTGCAGGTGGTCTGCTGGCTGTTTTCTGTTAAAATAGCCATGCCTTCATGCTCCCTTCATCGCGGTTTAGGTGGCAGGAATGAAGATTTCCTTCTTCACTGCCGCCGCAGCGTCGAAAATCTGGCAGTCCAGCCGCGCAATGCCCCGCACCTCAATGCTGTTAGTGCGGAAAGCGCTACCACCCACGTCCGTGCTGGCAAGTTCCAGCGCCTGACGCGTGAAAAGCGTCGCATACTGCTCGAAGTTGCCCACATAGATGGGGTAATAGTCGCCCTTCGTCGCGCCGGTGTCCGTCACGGTGCGGTTGGGCAGCACGGCATTGCTTGCCACTTTCACCGGGCGGCCCTTGAACAGGTAGCCCGTGCTCTGCGTAGGGTCAGGCATCAGCAGCGGACGGCCATTGTCGTCCTTCAAGCTGTCCAAGTAGTTGAAGCCGCTCTGATTGGTCAGAATCGTGCTCAAGACGCTGATTTCCGGGTCAAGCTCGACATTCAGCGCGGTTTTCAGCAGCACCAAAGCGTCATCCGTCTTCTTGATAGCGCCCGCCGTCAGCTTGTCAAGTGCCGCCAGCGCAAGCTCGTTTCTGGTCAGCACATATTTGCGCGCATAAAAGTTCGAAATGTAGCCGAACAAATTGCTCACTTCGTCGCTGGCCAACTCATTGGAAATGGGCAGCCAATCCGCGTAGGTGCTCAGGACGTAGCTGACGCGCTTAAACTCCGGCTGCTCACTGGTGGTGATCTGCGTCACCTCGCTGCCCATCTTCGTCATGCCCTTGCTGGGGTTCGTCGCCACCGGGAACCATCCGCTGTTGCTGTTCACCGTCATCTGACCAAGCAGGTCAGCCAGCGGCATCACCGCACGGCTGTATTCATGGATGGCGTGGTCGATTTCCTCCGGCACCAGAAAGCCGCCGTCCTCGCCGGGCGTGCTGCCGCCGCCGATGGTCAGCGCATCGTAGAGAATCTTGTGCTGCGCCGCCGACATGTCGTGTCCGGGACGTGCGCCGGTGCGGATGGCGTGTGCAAAGGCGCGCGCATATTCGTGGCTTTTCAGCAGCTCACTGCGGGTGCGCTCCTGCGCAGGGTCGCCAGCGGGCTGAAGATTGCCCGCGTCCTCTCCAAGCTGGGCGTTGTAGGCGGCTTGCAGGGCGTTCAGCCGGGCAACCTTTGCGTCCAGCGCGCCACGCTGCTTCGCGACGTCTTCGTCCTTCTGCGTGTCATCCATCGCCATCGCGGCCAGCTTGGCAGCGTCATCGTGGATTTCGCGCCCCAACTGCGCAATACTGTTCTTCATTTCGGTCATGTTCATGGTGTCCTTCCTCCTTTATGCTTTGAATAGGTCTGCAATCATCTGCGCCCGCGCTGCTGCCTGCGCTCGCCATGCGGCAGGCTCTTGGGCGGGTGTGTGTTCGCGCAGCAGTGCCATCACCGCGCTGCCATTGTGCTTTCTCGCCTGCATCATGGCACTGACCGGCTTCGCATCGTCTTTGCTGCCCTCTTCTTGGTAGAGGATGCCGTCTGCAAAGCCCTCATCCACGCAGGTCTGCGCGCTCATGTAGGTTTCGGCTTCCAGCAGCGCAGCGATTTCCGCGCGGGTTTTTCCCGTCCGCTGCTGGTAGGCTGTGATGATGCCCTCGCCGATTTCCCGCAGCTGTGTTGCGGTGCGCTCCATCTCGCTCGCATTGCCTGCGCAGATGCTCCACGGGTTGTGAATCATCATGTAGGCAACGGGCGACATGAGAATCTCATCTCCCGCCATAGCAACCACACTGGCGGCGCTGGCTGCCAAGCCGGTCACATGCACCGTCACGCGCCCCTTCTGCTTGTGATCCATCAGTGCGCTGTACATTTCTGCACCCGCCATCACGTCGCCGCCGGGGCTGTTGATTTGCACCGTCACATCCTTGCACTTGTCCAGTGCCTGCCGAAAGCGGCGCGCGACGACCTTGCCGCCGCTCCACCAGTCCGCTTCGGTCACAATCTCGCCGTCGATGTTCACGATGCCCGCGCCGGTTGCGTCATCGGTGGCAATGTTCCAGAATTTCATTTCGTTTCACCTCCCTGCGCTGCCGTGCTGCCCAGTAGCGTCTCCGGCTTGTCTACGGATATGGCCAGCGGAATCAGGTCGCGGCTTGCCATCAGCTCATTGCCGTGCGGATCGGGCGGCAGATGGTCGCGTTCCCGCACTTCGTTGGGGCGCATCCAGCCGCCGCGAATCGCCATTTGATGTTTGTTCGCGGTCGCCTGTATGTCCGCCCGCACCAGTTCCTCTGTGTCGAAGCGAAAGCGATACCCGTCCGTGTAGTCCTGCGGCGTCAGCAGCTTGCGGTTCAACTCCTGTTCCCACTGCACCACAATGGGGATGATGGTCAGCTGCAAGAATTCTTCCATCTGCTGTTCGTTCGTGGAAAAGGACGTGTCTGTGTAGTCGCCCAGCATGTGCGGCGGCAAATTATAAACAGTTGCCACTCGGTTGCGCGTGATGCGTTCCACATCCAGCAGCTGACTGTCTACCGGGCTTTGGCTGAACGTTGTCGCCGAAAGCCCGCCCTCCAGCACGACTATTTTCTGGTTGCTCTTTTCATAGTTGCTGATGAAGTCGTCAATCAGCTGGGCACGCTCTTCCTCGCCAAGCGCGCTGTTCGGTACGGTCAGCATGATGCCGTGATTCACGCCGTCCAGCTGGTTCAGCGCCAGCTCTTTCACGGTGCGATCGTAGTCCAGACTTCCGCAAAGCACATCCAGCGGGCGAATGCCATCTACGCCGTTGGCGCTCATGTGCTGCAATGCAATCAGTGTGCATCCGGGCACTTGATAGCTCTTCCCGTCGTCCAGCGTGACGCTGTACCAGATTTCTTTCGTCTCCGTGTGCTTGTAGGGCTTCACAAAGCACGGGTTCAGAATGTCCAGCCGCGTCGGTTGCCCCAGCTTGTCCGGCACAATCAGTGCGTAGCAGTTGCCCTCTGTGTTGCGCAGCACTTCCATCGTGCGGATGAAGGAAAACGGCGTAAAATTCACGTTCGGCTCGAAGGCAACCAGCCGTTCCAGCGGATGCGCATCCTGCCGTTCGTAGCCCTTGTAAAGGTGCAGCGGCATGGATGCCATCGTGTTGGAAATGCGCGATACGGCGGCGTAAATGGCTTCATTGCCTTTCAGCGTCGCATCCGCCCGCAGCCATGAAAACGGACGCAGCTTGCCTGTGCTGACTGTCCGCGCGGCAGGGGCATCCCGCGCCTTGTTGCGCATCGGCGCTTTTCTGCGTGCAAATGGATTCCACATTGCTGATCCTCCTTTTGAAAAGCGTCCATGTGGACGCTTTTGCCTATCGTCTGCGCCCAAGCCCGCCAAGGTTGATGACCCGCACGGACGGCGCAGCGTAGACCATGCCCGCCGGATTCTGCTGGATGTTGACGGCATGGGCATCCAGCCAAGCCATAAAGCCGTCAATCTTGCGGAACTTATTGCGCTTTACGGGCATCCAGTTTTCCTTGTCTGTGTGCTGCCGTTTGCCGGAAATGCGCACATTGTCCGTGTACCAGCCCCACATGGGATTCCCGTTGGTCACAACGCTGCCCGCCAGCAGCTTTTCTTTGATGTCCTTCATGGGGTCGTTCAAGGTCAATGGGCCTTGACGCACAACTTGGCAGTCAAAGCCCTTGGCATCAAGCATCTGCCGCAGCCGCACGGCGTTCGCCGGGTCGTAGCCAATCGCCTGAATTTCATACTTTTTTGCCATCTGACAGAACCAAGCATAAACGTCCTCTTGCTGCACGAACTCGCCGTCCACAATGGTCAGGTCGCCGCGCATGGCAAGCCCGTAGTAGTCGATTTTCTCCTGGTCAAGCTCTACCTTGCGCCGCGGCACCCAGCTGTGCAAAAGCACATACAGCTCGCCGTTGTCCAAGGGAAATTCCAGCGCCGCAGCCGTGAAGTCCTCGCGGCTGCTTAGGTCGAATCCACCATAGCATCGGCGACCAAGCAGTTCTTCGGCAGGCCGCACACGGTTGTTCCGCCGGATGACCTCTGGCTGCACAAAAGCCATGTCGTCCGCGTTGACCATCACGTTCAGCTGCTTGCAGATAAAATCAGCACGCTGCTGGGGAACTTTCTTGTCGCGCTCCCAGGTTTCCACCAGCGTTTTGAGTTGCAACGTTTTCCCAAGGCTGGGGTTCGCCTTGATCCACTTGCTGGTGTCCTCAATGTCGTCTCTGGCATCCAGCTCGCACAGGAATCCAAACATGCGGTCGCCAACGGCAGGGGCTAATCGCCCGGCAATGGCATCCGTGAAAAGGTCGTAAAAGTAGGCAAGCGGCCCGTCCAGCACATTGCCCATGGTCGTGATGTACATCACCAGCGGCTGCGACCGTTTGACCGTTTTTCGTTTGATGATGTCAATCAGCTTAAAGTCGCGGTATTCGTGAATCTCGTCGAAAATCGCAAGATGCGGATTCAGACCGTCCAGCCTTTTGCTGTCGCTGGAACGGTGCTTGATGGTCGCGTTCCCAGCGTCATAATGCACGCCGTCGCGCAGCGTCCGAAAGCGCGGTGCCAGATACTTGCTCGCCCGTATCTGGTCGCGGCACTCGCCAAAGACGATGCCTGCCTGCTCCTTGCTGTTGGCCAGCAGATAGATGTCCGCACCCTTTTCGCCGTCTTTGCAGGCGGCGAATGTGGCATTTCCAGCCATCAGGGTAGATTTGCCGTTTCCCGTGCCAACCAGAATCAATGCTTCACGAAAGCGCCGCAATCCCGTTTGTTTGTCCACCCAGCCGTACAGGTTGCATTCCACAAAGCACTGCCACGGCATCAGCTCCATTCGGGTGTAGTCGCCCTTAGTCGGCGTCAAAAAACGTTCCATAAAAGCCACCGGCCGCGCGGCTTTTTCCTCGTCGAAGCGCCATGGATAGGAAGGGTCTTGCTGTTTCTGCAAATCGTCCAGGAAGCGGCGGCAAGCCATCTGGACTTTTTGGCAAACGTTTCTGCCTGCTGCACTGTCCTGCGCGTAGGCATAGCACCTTTGCAGGATGGTCGGATCGGCCACGTTCGCCGGAATGTGTTTACTCGAAGTCGTCGAAGTCGTCATTCAGCGCAATGGCTTCCGCCTTGCGGCTCTGCGGCGTCAGGCGCAGTTCTGCCAGCTGCTTGCGCTGCTGGTCTGCGTAACTGCGCAGCTGTGCCACGCTCCGATTCTCCTGCCAGTAGCGCTGCCGCCCATTTGTACGTTCCTGCCCAATGCCGCGGGCCGCAATGTCATCCATCAGGCGCTGCTTGATTTGCTCCGCCATGGCGGCATCTGCCACCAGCATCTGGTCAGGGTCTGTCAGCCCTTCTTTCCGTTGTTCGCACGCTGCGCAAAGCATGTCATACATGCAGCGTGCTTTTTCATCCTTGATTCGCTCAAAATGCTGATCCCGAAGCGCTTCGTTCACTTTGTCGCCCTCCTATATTTTGATGATTCGCATATGACCGCCCGGCCTGGAGATTTGTTTTTCAAACTTGCCGCCGCCTTTTTCCGGGTGTTTTTTATTGTGACAAGTTTGACACAAGCAACGCAAGTTCTCCATGCAAAGTGCAAGGTCGGGGCGCTCCTCAATGGGCACAATGTGGTGTACCATCTCCGCACGGCGCGGCTTTTTGATGATGCCAGCCCGAAACGAGTCCATGCAGTCGCAGCACATGCCGTGATCTCTTTCCAGCGCCGCCTTTCGCAGGCGTTTCCACGCTTTCGTGTGGTAGAATGGATTGCTTTCCTTATACCGCATTGCTGCCTCCTTCCTCGCAATGGAAAAGGGGCGGTGGTCTTTGCTGACCTCCGTCCCTTGTTTGGCAGTTTAATCATATCATGGGGCAAGCGCTTTTGGAAGTCTACTGACAACGATTTTGTGCGCATTGCTGCGCCTGCGCGCTCCTCGGCGCTCCTAAGCGTTCCTGACCGCTCCTATGCACTCATGAGCGCAACAACTCGCTCCTGAACGCGACAAGGCGCTCCTGCAATTCAGTGCATAGCAAAAGGGGCGCGTCCTCTCGCACCCCTTCCTTCATTCTGCTTTTGTCCCGCGCATGTACCACGCAGGAAGTGCCGCAGCGACCTGCGCCTCCTGCAAGGAATCCAGCCTGCTTTCGGCGTCTGCCTTCACCTTGCGGATGTACCCATCCGTAAAGCCCATAGCCGCCGCGATGGATGGCACACTGTCGCGCTTGATATAGTAGCGGTATAGAATGCCGCTGTCCGTTTCGGGCAGACAGTCCAGCAGCACAAGCGCCGCCACAATCTCTGCCTGCTGCTGGTTTCGCCGCTGTTCCAGCGCTCGTTCCAGCCCGTCAATGTCCGCCATCAGCTCGCTGGTCTTGTCGCTGCTTCTGGCGCTGCGGTCGGTGCCGTCCGCTCTGATTTGGGGCGCTGCAATGCAGGTCAGCGCGTCACGGCGCTGCGCAATGCGCTGCTGCGTCCTGCTGATGTCCGACGCGGCCGAACGGCACCGCCGCAGAATGTCCATTGCTTTCATTCGCGTCACCTCCAAAAGCGTCCACGTTGGCGCTTTTCTGTCTTATCGGACGATTTCGTCGTCGTGTTCAGCCGGTCGGCTGCTCAAAAATTCCACGTCCTCCGCGTTGACTTCCATGCTGGCATAGGTCTTGCCGTCGCGCCCCTGATACACATTGCAGCTTACCGGGCCGGTTACGCATACCTTGCGCCCCTTGGACAGGTATTTCGCGCACAGTGCGCCTAATTGCCGCCACGCTGTCACACGGAAATAGTCGGTGCTTTCGCTGCTGGTGCGGCGATTCACCGCCAACGTGAAGGTGCTGCACTGGATGCCGTTGTCGGTTGTGCGCTGCTCCGGGTCTTTTACCAGATTTCCAATCAAAATCAGTTTGTTCATGTTCCCTCCTGCGCGCCTGACGGCGCGGATTGCAGATTAGCAGATGATGCAAGCTGCCGCCACCGAACGGCCGTTGTACGCGAGGCTGTAGCACAACTCGCCGCCCGTGTACACAATGCGGGCGTAGCGCGCGCTCCATGCGTACGGCCCGCGCAGCCACCACCACACGGCTGCGCCGTCCGCATCTTTCAGGATGCGCCGTTCCGGCGTCTGGAACCATGCAAAGCGTTTCCTGTAGCCATCGGGTGCTGTCAGTCCAACGTGTGCGGGATGCAACAGCCAGAACCAATCTTGACAGTCTGCGCCTGTTACATGGCGCTGAACACGCGCCTTGTCTGCTTCGCTAAAATTGTCAAAAAAAGAACCGTTCAACCACTTTCGCAGGCTGCTCGTTTCCCATACACCGCAGCCAAATGGCCATTTTTCACTTGGTTCATCGTATGCGCGGCGCGTAATGGGTCGGTCTGTCCAGATGACCAGCGGACGTTTGCCGTTCGTTTCTTGTAGCACCTCGACCACGCGGAATTGCAGTGTGCCGAAGGTTTCATGCTCTACATGGATAATGTCGCCCACCTGCGCGCGCTCTTCCACGGCTGTTCGAAAGCTCAAATAAACGTGTTCGCTTGTGTGGGTTTGCGCCATCATGCAGTCATAGGCGCGGCGCATGTCCTCCAGCGCGCCCTGCGCCCGCCCCAGCGCTTCCAGAAATAGCGTTGCCGCTTCTTTTGCCATGATGCTCATCCTTTCTGCTCTCTTGCCTTGGTTTTAATGTCCCGAATAACCTTGTAATCATCCCACATGCTCACTTGGTTCATCGTCACTTTGTATTCGCAGGCCGGGATCTCCCGCACATTGCTTGCGCCGCTGCCCAGCTTGATGGCGCGGCGGATGCGGTCGGCCACCTGACGCTCACAGCCGGTTGCGCCATATTCGCGGCAAAGCGCTTCTGCGCGCTGGCGAACAGCTTTGTTGATGGCCGTCGCTTGGGCAGGCGTAACCTTGGTCAGATGCCGAACCTGCGCTTCCAGCGCCGCCATGCGGTCGTGCGTCGCCCGTATCATCTGCGCCATGCCCTGCATCACGCGCAAAAGCTCTGCAATCTGCTCGCTTTCCGACTTTTGCGGCAGCACCGTTGGCTCTTGCAGTACCATTTCGGTGTTTTCCATTTCCGCACCCTCCTCACTTGATTACAACATGCGCCTGCATCGTTCCAAGTGCTTTCCGGCATCCTTCCACCCATGCGCTCACTTGCTCCACATAACCCAGTAGCTTGCGGCGTTCTGTTTCGCCGGTTTCCGCCAATGTTGCGCCCATATGGGGTAGCACGCCCGCAGCGCCGATAAAGGCAGCCACCGCCGCGCCAAGTTCACTGCTGCCGAAGCTGCTGCTTTCTGCCATATCCACGCCGTGCGCTTCTTCGCGCTGATACGCCAGCAGCTGCTCTTCCATGGCTTGCCGCTTTGCTGCCTGCTGCTCGGCTTGCGCCTCCGCTTCTGTCAGCTCGGCGCGCAAGGCATCAATCTGCCGCTGCGCTTCGGGGCTGACGCTGTTGTCATTGCTGCGCTGCTCTGCCGCTTTCAGCGCCGACTTTAGCCGCTCGACTTCTGCCCGCCACTCACGCTGCTGCTGAATCATCTTGTAGCGGTCATCCTCTAATTGCTTGCGGTCAGCGTGCAGCCGTGCGCGCATATCGTTCGCCTGCTGGACAGACTGTGCCATCTTGCGCTCGGACTGACGCGCTTCGGTCACTTGCTCCTGTAATTCGTCAATCTGCTCTTTCAGTTTCCGCACCGTCATGTTTTCGTCAAGGGCGCGCTGGGCCATATCCTCCCGCGCGCTCTCCGGCAGTGCAAGGATGGCTTGCACCTTGCTGCTGGGAAGCTGGGCAAGCGCACTGCCCTGCGGAACGGCGCGCGCCATCTGCATCAGCTTCTGGGCTTGCCGCTCGCTCATGTGTGCATTTTCCGCAACCCACGCTTCCCATTTGCCATGCGGCACCAGCTTGCGGTCTTTCGCTTCGCACAGCAGCCGCCCAACCTCCAAATAGTTCCGCGCAACGTTTTCCCACGCGACCGCCATGCGGGTTTCGATGTTTTCCAGCGTCACCAACTCCACATTGCCGCCCGCGTTCATCAAGGCTTTTTCGTCTTCCATGGCTTAGTCCTCCTTTGCGTTCCAATCAACCTGCGCATATTCGCAGGTATACAGTTCATCAGGAAGGGCAGGAATGCTGTCTGGCATGGGCGCAATCCATTCCAGCGTTTTGTGCAGTCTGCATTCTTTCGCATCCTTGCGCCCTTTCAGGCAGATGCTGCACTCCCGCACCGCAGCCATGCGACTGATTTCCATCAGATCGCGACTGTCCACCAGCATATAATCGCCGCGGCTCAGCGGGCCGGGGATGTCGATGCACAGCTTCGATTCTTTGACAAGCCGCGCCAGCCAGTTGGCGTCCTTATCCGGCATAGTGTCCACCAGCAGACACGCCAGCCGCTGCACCAGCGTCTGCGCCAAGCGCCAGTCCCGCCATGCGTTCGGGGAAGCGCTGCGAAGGCGATTTTTCAGGATGGGCGTTGCCTTCGTCAGCTCATCATCCAGCGCCACCAAGTAAACCATGGCGTTCCGTTCCTTGCCACTCATTTTCTGTTGCTCCATGCTGTTTACCTCCACTCCTCCGGCAGGTCGTCCGTTTCAACCGGCATCATGCTGATTTGCTCAACCTCTTTTTTCGCGCCGTCGATGAAGTGGCGCGGCACCCAAAGCAGACGCACTGTTCGCCCGTCAATCCACTTAGGGCGTGTCGCTTCGCCATCTGCCTTGACGCCGGGCAAAATGCCTTCTGCCCGCATGGCCTTGTACAGTGCTTTGAGCGACACGGGGAATTCCAAGTTTTGTTCTTTCCGCAGCTTGCTCACCGCCGTAAAAGCCAGCTGCGGCATGAAGTAGTAATAGTCATCATCCATGTAGCCAATCATGTCCTTGGGTAAGCCCTTGCTGAAACTGCCCTCCGGCTCGGCTGTGCTGATGTCTTTCAGGGCAACTGCGCGGCTTGCCAGCAGTTCGGAAAGGCTGCTCAAAAAAATCCGCGTCGGCTTATCTGCTTCCATGTCTGCGGCTTGCTTTTTGCTGCTGTCTGTCAGCGTCCGCATGGCTTCCACCAGCATCGTGCCGCAGGTTTCTGCATCAAAAAGCCCGATGGAAAGGAAGTATTTCAGCATCATTTCGTAGCCAAGCAGAATGTGCGCAATCGCCTCTGCCGTGCGTCCGTGCTGCCCCTTCGTCTGCTCAACTGCTATATTGCGCAGCTTGATGAACCGATCGTGCAGCGCGCTCGGCAAAGCGTCTGCCTGACCGCGCAGCCAATCAATGTAGCCAGCCATGCAGCGGGTCAAGTAGCCTTTTCGCGCCTGCTCCTGCGCTGCCGTCAGCGCTTCGCCGACCGGGATGTCCTCTTTGCCTACGTTCACAATGTAATACCTCGCTAATCCGCTTTCGCCAGCGCTCGGTGTGTCCTCGCCGCTGATGATAGCGACGCTTCGCGGCGGCATGGAGGTTTGCAGCGTTCCGTCTGCCCGCATTCGTCCGCGCTCCGCACCGTCGCCGAAAGCGCGCGCCAGATTCTGCGCCATGGCTTCCATTTGGCGTTTTTCCTGCAAGCTGTGTACAGGATGATAGTCATCCACCACGATGGGCGCATCTTTGAGCAGAAAAGCCTTTTTCCGCACACTGTTGCTGGTGTCGTTGAAACTCGCAGGCAGGTTTTTGCCTGTAAAGTTGCCGTAGTGGGACAGCGCCAGCGCCGCGGCTGTGGACTTTCTGCATCCCGTGCCGCCCAGCAGAAACAACGCAAAAGCAGGTGCTATGCCCGTAGCCGCCAGAAACTCACGCAACGGTGCCAGATAGGTCACGCCTAACAGCGGAATGCTGATGTGTGGTGCAATCACGTTGCGCAGGCTGCTGGAAGCAATGGCGGCATCAATCGCCGTGATGGATTCCCAGCCCGGTTCGCCGCTTCCGTCCAGCCGGTACATGCTCAAGCCGCCTTCCAGCCCTACGGTCACGCCCTCCAGCCCGATTGCGCCGCCGTGGTAAAGGTAGCACCATTTCCCGCCGATTTTTCGCCACCCCGTGTGGCTGTACTCTGTCACGCGCGCGGCAGATACGCGTCCAACCTCCTTGATGGCCCAGCGCAACTTGTCCTTTGTCGTCGTGCCGGGCATGATGGCCGCGGCATAGCCCCATTGGTCTGTTACCCAGCCCATGGCATCGAATTTCGTTGTCGGCACTGTCACGGTCGGCAGACGCGTTCCGTCAATGCTCCATCCATCCAGCACAAATTCCATGCTTTCCGTTACGCCGTCATTGTGCCGCAGCTCCAAGCGCGGAATTGCCACAAAGTTGCATAGCGGCTTGCTGCCGTCCGATGTCACCACGCTGATACATCCATTGTCTGCGCAGTAGCCCGGCACTTTCTGATACATCAGCGCCGCACGCTGAGCCGGTGTCAGCCAGAACTTGACCGCCTGCGGATCGAATGTTTTGGTGATGTTCAGCTGCCGCGCCAGCGCTTCGGACGCTGCACGGTCGCCCATCAGCGCCGCCATGTCGGAAATGTCGCCCTTGTCAGGCATGTTGGGGCAGGCTGCTTTCATGTCCACCAGCCGGACGCGCTTCGCCTTGCCTGTAAGCCGCGTGGCAACCATCCATGCGTGTTCCTGTCCGGCAAATCCGTTCTTCTGGGTGTCGCAGTCTTCCAGAATCACCACGTCAGCGCCTGTCAGCAGCGCTGTGAAGCCGTCAGACCATTTTCCAGCACCGCCGGGATTGCATGTTGCTGTGTGCCCAAGCCGCTCCATGGTAGCAACGTCCTTTTCGCCCTCCACCAGATAGATGACGTGCCCGGACTTGACCGCCGCCATGACCGCTGGCAGCCGGTAAAGCGTCGATGTCCGCAGTGCCTCTGGCACCGACCACACGAAGCCGTCCTTCCGCGCTTTCGGATCGCCCGGCGCATGAATGCGCTGCCGAAAGGTCTTCTGCCGTTTGCCGTCTTCGTCAGTGCGTTCAAAGCGGCAGACCTGAAACAGCTCGTGTCCGTCCGCATCCGTGTAGCTGTACACATCCGTCAGCGTTCCAAGGTTTTCTGACTTTTTGCACATCTGTGGCTTTTCCGTGCTGGCGGGTGCTGCTGTGTAAACATCATGCCCCGGCACGCAGCTTGTGTCCGGCTTGCTTTTCGCGCGCGGCGCGGTGCGTCCCAGACGGTCGGGTTCGCAAGGTGTCACGTTCAGGTCGCTGACCTTGATACCCAACGCTTGACAGATACTCTGCGCAGTGCACTTGTTAGCACCCAATTCGTTGGCATGGCAGCACAGGAAAATTCGTCTGTTCCCATACTTATCGCTGACTTTTTCCGTTACGGTCAGGCTGGCGGTTTTATCTTCGTGGGAAGGGCAGCGGCAGGTATATTCACCTTTGGCGTTTGGGCCATGTTCTACCTTTAGCAGCCGAAGGAACTCTTGCAGCTCCATGGCGATGCCCCCTCCTTGTTACTTCTTTTCGTTTTTGATGCAGGTCATGCGCCCACGAATCGCTTCCAGTGCGTCATCCTGCTGAAACTTGTAGCGGTTGCCGTCGCGGATGAAGGGCAGCCAGCCTTCGGTGATGCCTCGCCGGATGGCGGATTCCGAAAGCCCGGTCAGCTCCGCCAATTCGCGCACACCAATCAGGTTCTCAACGCTCACAACCTCGCGTGGCAGCGTGTCCAAGTCCACCAGCCGCCGGTTTCCCAGCGGATAGCTGGAAATCAGCCCTAAGCGCACAGCCTTGCGCAGCTTCTCCTGCTTGATGCCGGTTTTGCGGCTGGCTTCTGCGATGGTCACGAAGTTCATTGCCCGTTCCTCCTGTTCATTGCTTTGTCAATGGCTTCGATGGTGTCTTCCATCACTTGCCGAAGCGTTACCGCCCGCGCCCGAATAGCCCGTGCAGCTTCGCACTCATGCGGATTGATGCGCCCGTCGCTCGCAATGGCGGCAAATTGCAGCGTAACCGTCTGAACGTCTGCAAGCTGCACCGCCCAGTTCAGCGCTGCCAGCGCAAGCTCGCCATAGCCGCTGCCACCATAGTCGGCCAGCAGGGGGCAGACAGCTCGAATGTGCTGTGCTTTCAGGTCGGGGTCTTCGTACAGTTCGCACATTTTCTGCACCACGTCGCAGGGTGCGGCGCTGATGCCGCGTTCAATGTCGCGCAGCGTGTCGGTGCTGATGTACAGCGCTGCCGCCGTCCGCTCTCTGCTGGAAAAGATGGGGGCGCGTTCTGCCGCTCGCATCCGCGCCGCCCAGTAAATGTTTTCATGCTCCTTCATGCGCAGCCTCCACCACTCGCACACAGAACCCCTTCTCATTGAGCGCATTTTTGCGCATCAGTGCTTGGCGCAGCGTCGGGAATTGCAGCGCATCCCGCTCCGAAGCGCACCATGAAGCAACGCGGCATTCTTCGCCGCCGGTCGTCTTGGCGCGGATGAAGCCCTCATGGTATAGACCTGGAATGCTGACGCTCTGGATGACATAGCGTTTATTTTCCATATGCGTGCCTCATTTCGTTGATTTTTCCCCGGATTTGCGCGCTTTTCCATGGTTCCTTGCACTTGCCGCACGGCTGGTTGTCGTGTACAGTTGTGTGGAATGATTGTCATTATACAGTTTTTTTTTTTTTGTCAAGTATGATATTGCAAGTTTGCGCCACAATAACGCAAAAACGCAAAAAATAATGACTTTCATGCTAAAATGTCAGACATATTGAAAGGATGGTGTATCATGTCTTACACGAATAGACTATTGCAACTCCGTGAAGAAGCCGACCAGAAACAGACCGTAGTGGCTGCCGCGCTGGGCATTTCTCGCACAACGCTCTCAAATTACGAAGCAGGAATGATGCCGTCGCTGGAAAACGCCATCAAGATTGCCCAGTATTATGATGTATCGCTGGACTACATTGCTGGCTTGACGGCTGAACGCAATCGTGATTCCGGCGGTCTGGGCGCGTCGTTCCGCACACTGGCCAGCCTTGCCGGTGACGATGCCCTCACGGCGTCCGACGTGCTGGACGTGGTGAACGCTGCGATTCTTTACGAATGCAGCCATGCGCCCTGCGGTCAGCAGTCCGTCCGCGCCTGCCGCACGTTCCTCGCGCGCCTTGCAGACAGCTACCGCGCCGCCGCAGCAGATAATCTGCCGCAGCTCATGGAAGCCGCCAATGCTGCCACAACGGCAGCGCTTGAAGTCACGAAAATGCCTGCGAACTATGCGGCGAAAAAGAAAGGGGAATAAGCCATGAAACGTGTTGCTGCCGTACTGCTTTCGATTGCGTTGCTCTGCCCCGTAATATCGCGGGCGGAATACGACCTTTCCGCTATGTCCGATGCTGATTTGCTCCAGCTTCGCACCGAAATCAATCTGGAATTGCTCTCGCGCCAGCCGCAGTCTGCGAACGCGCTCGGCAGCGGCGTGGTCAATGACTGCACCGTCACGCTGCGCGCTATAAAGCTGGGAAAAGACAGGGATGGCAACGATGGTGCCGCGCTGTTCTTCACGCTCGCCAACGGCAGCACAAGCACGACCGACTTTCAGCATGTCGTCCATGTGCAGGTTTTTCAGGATGGCATAGAATGCGATTCGGCACTGGTGAAGGGAAACGATTCGGCTGGCGCATTCACAACCGATTCCACGACATGGACTGTCAAAGTGCAGCCTGGCGCCGCAACGGATGCCCCGACATGGGGCTGTACGCTTTATCATCTGGGTGGCATCATCGAAGTGCAGCTTTGCGATGCGATGGACTATCGCCACCCGGTCATGGCTTCATTCTTCGTGGACTTGGATGCGCTGAATTAAAAATCCACTCAAAGGCAGGAAAAACGCAGCCGCATGTCGAACACTGCCGGACACAACGCCGCGGCGCTGTATACTGTCCCAATTCTATTCCTTACGCTTTCCTGTCAGGCTGCTTACACGAAAAAACGCCCCGCCTTACGGACAGGACGTGATGCCGCTATCCCTTGCGCCGCAACGTGTCGGCGCTCTTTTTTTGCGCGCCTTACGGCTTTACGGGAAATCTGCGGGTATACTACGAACATGAATGGAGGTTGCATCATGGGAACGATTGAAAAGCGCGGTCCCTTTTCTTTCCGCATCGGCGTTCAGGTGCGTCTGCCGGACGGCTCATGGGAATGGATACGCGATACCATCCACGTCAGCCCTGACTTGTCTGCGCGTGCGGCGCGCAAGCAGGCAGAAATGGCGCTCGCCCGTCTGGAGGCGGATGTCTACGAAGGCAAACGAAAGCCAGACGCGAAAGCTACCACCCTGCGCGCTTTTTCCGCCATCTGGATAGAAAACCATGTCCGCCCGAATTGTAGCCCTGTCACGCTGAAAAACTATCAGCATTTCCTTGCTTCGCGTATTCTCCCCGCGCTGGGCGATGTGCCGCTGCGCAAGCTGACGCCGCTGATGATTACCGAATGGCTCACCCAGCTGCGAAGCGATGCGCGCCGCACCACGCTGCTGCCGGATGACCAGCTGGCGCGTCCGCGTCGCGCAGATGAAACGGCGAACCTGATTTCGGACGAAAAGCGCGCAAGGCCGCTTTCAGGCAGAACGGTGCAACACTACTATGACACCCTCAGCACTATGCTGGATTATGCGGTGCAGTGGGACTTCCTCGCAAAGAACCCCATGGAGAAAGTCACACGCCCGCGTGCCAAGAAAGCCCGTGTGCATTATCTCACCGAAGAACAGGCGGTGCAGCTCCTCCGCTGTCTGCACGATGAGCCGAATATGTGCTACCGCTCTGCCATTCTGCTTGCGCTGCTCTGCGGCCTTCGTCTCGGCGAAGTCTGCGAATTGAAGCTCTCGGACGTTGACTGGGAAAATGGCACCATTGATATTTCCCGCGCCTTGAAGTACACCCCGGAAATGGGCAACTTTGTTGATGACCCGAAAACAGATGCTTCCTCCCGGCTGATTGCGCTGCCACCCGGTATGATGACCGTGCTGCATGAGACGCGTGCATACCAAGCCGAAGCGCGCGCTATGGCTCCGTCCGTGTGGCGTGGCGAAGGCTGGATTGTCCACCGCTGGGATGGCGGGCAGGTCAACCATGACACGCCATCGAAGTGGTTTCGTAAATTTGCCGATGCCCACGGTTTTGAAGGTGTCCGCTTCCACGATCTCCGCCACACGCACGCCACCATTCTGCTGGCCAACTCCATTGATGCCGTTGCCGTTGCATCTCGCATGGGACACGCTGACGCCAGCACCACGCTGCGCGTCTACGCCCACGCGCTTCGCCGCCGCGACGTGGATGCCGCCAATGTCACCCAGCAGCTGCTGAACCTTGCCACAGCAGGGGATGACGATACGCCCGCGCCTGACGCTTAA